CTCAAGCGCACTCTCGGTCCCACCCCCAAGCCGGTTGATTCCGCAGCGGACTGCTAGAGGCTTCTTTCGGGAAGCTTCGGGCGGTCGCGAGGAGATATAGCGGTGAACACTGGGACTACCTCACTACGGCGATGAGCTATGGGGGCTCTCTTCGCAAACGCTACCTTGCTGCAGAAAGTTCATTGATGCACGACGGTCCAATCAGCTCAGGGGACTACGTGTTGAGGGCTTTTCTGAAGAGTGAGAAGGTACAGTTCTCCAAGTTCGCGAAGCCGAGGATGATCTTCCCTAGATCGCCGCGGTATAACTTGGCCCTGGCCTCTTACTTGAAGCCATTTGAGCATTGGCTTTGGGGCAACCTGAAGTCTGTGGCTCAGCGAGGTGTGCTGCCATCGAGGGTTGTGGCAAAGGGACTGAATCCGCACCAGCGGGCAAACCTGATTCGTCGCAAAATGCGAGGCATTCGGGACTGCGTGGTGTTTGAGGTGGACGGGAAGGCCTTTGAGGCCCACGTGGATGTGAGGCAGCTGCTTCAAGAAGACGGTGTGTATTTGGCGGCGTTTGGTGACACCAGGAACTGCGCCTTTTACTCAACAAGCAGCTGCGTAACTTCGGCGTCACCGCCTGCGGTTTGCGATTTTCTCGTCCGGGTGGACGGGCAAGTGGGGACTTTAACACTGGTATGGGTAACTCCCTTATCATGTGTGCTGTCGTTGACTGTGTGATGACTCTTATTGGTACCGACCAATACGATTCACTCGTTGACGGCGACAACGCTCTCCTCTTCTTGCCTCGGTCGTCCTTGCCGGAGGTTGTTAAGAATTTCGCGCCGCTTGCGACCGAAGTATCGGGACATGAAATGGTCCTCGAACGTCCGGTGGATTACCTCGAAGGTGTTCGTTTTGGCCAGTCGGCCCCGGTGGAGACTTCGTGTGGGTGGACGATGGTTAGAGATTGGAGGAAGGTCTTATCCCATGGGACCTCCAGTCATGCTAACCTTAACGAGCCTACGTTTGGGAGAGCTTACCTTTGTGGGGTGGCTCTCTGCGAAGCTTCTCTCGCGCGGGGTGTGCCGATCCTAGGTAGATGGGCCGAGTCCCTCAGGCAGGCAACGGAGACCGATGTCACGAAGGTGTTTAACCACCTTCGCGATTATCAGGTGTTAGGTGTTGACCTAGCTGGGCTTAGCGGTAGTGTCTCGAGGTACACCGAACCGACGGCGAGGGCGAGGGAGAGTTTTGCTGCGGCGTTCGGTGTCGACGTCCAGCAACAACTTGCACTGGAAGCGGAACTAAGGCAGCCAAGGGTGGTCGTTGACCTTGCCCTGCCTTCTGAGTGGTCCGACTTTGCAGAGTACCTCTCGCCCGAGCTGTTGTACTAGGTGTGTTCGTGTTGCGGCAAGAGCGGCTGGGCCGCGTTGCCTTTGGTGGTCGCGGGATGAGTAGGGTTGTCGCAGGCAGGAATGCACGATCACAGGTGTGGTAACGTACACCGTGTTGGTAGGTGATGCACATTTCGATGTGCATCTGGCCAGTGGTCGGGGGTGGGCGCCCCTGCGTCTTCGTAGCGGTCCGGTTATTTAACGGACGTCCATGAGTGCTGTGCCGATTCCGGTCACCAGCCTTTGGCCTTGCGTCTATAATAAGGGGAGCTGACGCACCCCCTTCTGGCACCACCTTGTGTGGGAGGTTTTGTTCGTGTTAGCATTACGGTTACGGTGTGACAAAAGTGGGGTGTGGCGTTTGCTTCGGCGACGGCCGGTTGTGTCCGGTCTCAGCGGAAACCCCCACGTGGTGTTA